TGATTGCATCTGGTGAAGCACCGGCCGCTAACCGTGACGCTGCGATCAACAACCTGTATCGCTACTATGAAAACCGAGCTCTGACGAATCCCCGCCCCGCTGCTTCGCGTATGCAGGGTTACATGAATCCAGCCGATGCCCCGATCGACACAAGCGGTGTTCGTGGGCTGCCCTCTGCTGCGGCTCAAAAAGTTCCGGGCGGTATAGGGTCTATGATTGGCGGTATAGGGTCTATGGTTGACAGCTTCGCCAACCCCGACTCTCCCCCTCCTGGAGAGGCGTTGCGACCTCAAATGGAAGAGGACGATACTCGTATAGAGCGTCTCGCTAAAAACATCGGCTCTGGACTTCTTTCCACCGCGCAGCTTCCCTCTAATGTTGTTAAAGGAATCAACCGTATCGGCTCCGGTGCGGTTGATGTTGCCGTTGGACCAGCCGAGGAACCGCTTCTTGCTGGTGGGCTTGTGTCCAACGCGAATGCTTCTGATAAAAAAGTGGATCCCCCTAAACCGGGCAAACCCGAGAACAATCAAAATGCAGACCTTCTCGAACAACTTGAAGATCTTAAGAAAGAAAGAGACAGGCTCTCCGGTCTTATCGACAAAGACGAAAAAGAAGCTATTGATCCGTTCCTCCAACGCTACAAAGAAATGACCGGGAATGACGAAGACGATTTCTATCAAGCCATGATGACGGCTGGACTGGCTATTGCTGGCGGACAAAGTGACGACGCTGTTTCAAATATTGCCAGAGGTGCGTTGGCCGGGCTACAGCAATACAGCAAGAGCAAGAAAGATCGTCGCGATTCACTGTTCTTGGCAGAGATACAGGCACGGAAACTCGAGGCTGCTGAGACACCGGCAACTATTCAAACACTTGAAATCTTGCAAGACAATCCGGAACTACAAGACCTTTACTCTCGTACTATTGGCAAGACTGAGAAGGTTACCGACAAACGTGCTGCTGATGCTCAACTGATTGCCGCACAAAAAGCTTATAGCGCAAACAACGAGGTGGCAGGGGATCTGGCTCTGCAACGTGCTTTGTTGATGTCCGGCACGGATCCTGACACTAACTTCCAATCTATGAAAGAGCGTATGCAGAGCAGTAAGGCTTCTGTTGAGTAGGAGGCCTTATGGCTAAACTAACCATACCTGGCAGAGGCTCTTTCGAAGTTGATGATTCAGTCCTGAACCTATCGGAACCCGAGTTACAAGCTTTTGCAAAAGACTTCGCAGCAAAACTAGACGCTGAAGGAGACGTGTCTGTCTTTGGCGATATCGCCACGGGCGTAGGTGCTGGTGGCGTGGGTTTCGTACAGGGGATCTCGGAACTCGGAGCTTCAACAGCTGATCTTGCATTCGACACAGACTACAGCCGCAGCGTCACACAAACCTTTGAAGAGTTTAAGGAAGCTACGGGGCTTGTTCCGCAAACAACTGCCGGAGAAGTAGCGGAGGCTATCACTAACTTTGGTGTTGGTATTATTCCTGTTTTAGGTTGGATGAGTAGGGCAAACTCAGCCGCCAAAGGCACAAACTTACTCGCGGCAAGAGGGATGCTAGGTAAGTCAGCTGAAGCTTTTGGTAAACGATACAAAAATGTTCTTACGAAAGTTGATGAAACCGGGACACGAGTAAACCGTTTTGCTGGTCAAGCAGGGGTGGGTTCTCTCGCGGCCGGTGCTGCTGACTTTGCCGTAAGTCCTGACGGTATGCACACTCTGTCGGACGCGTTCGATGCAATGCCGCAAGGACTGAGAACAATCGAAGACACAGGACTTGAGGGTCGTGAAGAAGCTATACGTAAGCTGCTTAACAAACTCAAAGTTGGTGCAGAAGGTGCTGCATTTACCACCGCTTTTGAGCTCCTTGGTCCAACCATTAAAGGTGCTTCTTTTGTTATTGGTAACACCCCCGGAGTTCCTCAGATAGCACGTAATGTCTCTCTGGGGATGGAGACTCTAGGAGGAGCATTTGAGTCCGCCTTTCCTAAAACAGCTAAAAAAGCAAAAGAAACGCTCAGCACTGCACGTGGTGCACCTCGTGCCTTTTACGAATTGACAGAAGATTTAGGAGCACAGATCGATGCTCCCGAAGCGGTTGGCATGAAGCTTTTCACTGATCTTGATAAGAGTGTCCGTCAAACTGTAGCCTCACAAGGTATCTACGGAAAAGGAAAAGCAAGTCGGCAAGACGCTTTTACAGCTGCGATTAGATTCCTTGAAGGAGAGGATGACGCGCTGAAAGGCTATGACCCCAAGGTACTTTCATCGGCTACAGAAATGCGTAAGCTGATCACCAATCTTTCAGAAGAAATTTACGGCGAACTGGATATAGCGGTCAAAAAAGGTGACCTATCCGCAGAGGAACTAAAACCTGTACTTGGCGCAATCAAAACACAGTTCAACAGTTATCTCCGTCGCATGTACGAAGGACCCATGAACAAGTCCTACAGTGAGTTGACACAAGGACGCGAGAAAGAGTCGTACGAAGCTGCTGTGGAAGAGATATACAGAGCAATTCGCGCAGAAAAAACCAACGCTGGTATAAAGGTGATTGATGAGGAACTTGCTCGGCAGGAAGCTCGGGCTTTTGTTGACGAACAACTTGGTTTTCCAGCGGGCTCTTTGGGCGAAGGGGGCAAGCCGTTGTCTGCTATTCGTGTCGAGGAAATAGCCGATGATGCAACACTTCTAAAACGCAAGCTTAAAGAGGAGGCTGGGTCTAAAGAACGGGTGCCTATATACACTTTGTCGGACTCTATTCTATCCTCTAGATCGAAACGTCTGGAGAAAGCACCTAGTCTTCGCACTCTCAAACGCGAACGAACAGAAGGGCGGGAAGCTCTAGAACACCGCTATCTGAGGACAATCGCAGATATGTCTCGTTTTCGTGAGACAAGTAAGTTTTATCGCCAGGTTGCTGAAGACGACACCATGTCATCTTCTATGAAGAGTGCTGTAGAAGCTATTAACAGCGGAATGCCGGGGCCGATGATTATTCGTCCATCGACTATAGAAGAAGGGTACGGTCCGCAAACAATCGATGACTTGATGCGTTTGACAGACGCTGGTTACACCCTTCTTAGAGACGACAACAACAAGGCGATTATTTCAAAGTATGGTCCCCTGACAGGTGGCCTGATTAGAAACGATGCCTACGAAGCGATTACTGCGACACAGCGCAATCCCGACGGAGTTTTAGATTCTTTGTGGTCTATGTCCCTACAAGCCAAGGGTATTTCTCAAATGGGTATGACAGTTCTCAACCCAATCGGCCAGATTCGTAACTTCCTCTCAAACCACTTTGCCCTCATGGCTAACGGTAACATGATGAACGGTGCGGACATGGTGGACAGTATACGTATTGCTGCTGGTAAAGCGGCTAACTTGGCTGATGACGATTTTCGTAAGTTCTACGATCTTATGGGCGAGCAGGGATTGCGAGATCAAAGTTTGACCATGAACGAGTATAGGTTGCTCCTAAGAGAAGGTCGCGGCATTGATCGGTTGGGCGCAAGCACTACCTCAGAAATGGTAGAAAGGGCTGTCCGCGCTGTTCCGGGCGTAAAAACAGCGGAGGCTGTATACTCAGGAGTCGATAACGTAGCTAAGACAGTGGCCTTCGCAGGCGAACGCGGGAAGTATGCCGCTGCTTTTCGTAAGGCTGGTCTGAATGTAGACGAGGCGTTCAAGCTTGTGGAGGGCGACAGTGTACTTGCTCGTGATTTTGTTGATCAAGGTATCGCTGTTCGTCCTCAGTCGTTGTCTGAAACAGACAACTTCCTGAATGTTATGGCAGGCGACATTGTAAAGAAAACAATGCCTATCTACTCCCGTGTTCCCGAGGTCATCAAGCAAATCCGCCGAGTTCCTGTTATTGGTAACTTTGTCGCCTTCCCGGCTGAGAACATTCGCAACTCTACGAACATCTTGAACCAGTCTCTCAAAGAGATGGGCTACAAAGTAGGTGATGAGCTTCGAAAACAGATTGGCAATAAGGCTGCGGCTAAACTGGAAAGTCAAATTAGAACCATCGGCGCACGACGCGCTATGGGTGCTTACGCTTCTATTTCTCTAGTCCCGTCATCTATTGTCGCAGCAAGTAAGATTGCAAGCGGTATGAGCGACGAAGACTACCAAGACTTCATGAACAACGAAGTTCCTAGCTACTTGCGAGATCACACCCTCGTTATACTGAAAGATGGACCAGACAAAACTGAATACATCGATCTCAGCTACATGATGTTCTACGACTACCTTAAAACACCTTTCAAGAACGCTATTAGAGAATACAACAACAAAGGCGAGATAGGTGCGTCGGAGGCAGAGCAGATTGCAACAAGTGCTTTGGCAGGGTTGTACGGTTATCTTGAACCGTTCGCCTCAGAGGCAATTGTTGCCGAACGCTTGATTGACGCAACCATTCGTAATGGCCGCACAGCTACAGGGTCTCCGATTTACGGAACAAACGACGACCTTGGTGAAAAGGCACAGAAAGGTTTCTTGCACGTTCTAGGCGGTATGGAACCAGCTGTTCTGAAGATGATTGCAGAAGTTAAATCTACCGGACTTGAACAAGGTCGATTGGTACGTGCTTTCACAGGAACGCCTTCCGCAACTGGCATGGAATACACAATGCCGGAAGAACTTCTGACGTTATCTAGCGGTCTACGCAAGTTGGAAACAAACAAAAAACAAAACTTGTTTTATAAAGGGTCTGAGTTCAGCCGCAACCGTAGCGGAAGTATCACAGAGTTTACTCGCTTTGCCAAACGCAACGACGTGACACAAGAACAAGTTGAGCAGCAGTACATCGAATCGATGGGTGACCTGTTTAGAGCACAGCAGCAGATTTATAAAAACATTTCTTCCTACCGAAGAAGAGGCATGTCGGATAATGATATCCGTCGTTCGTTGCGAGAATCAAACATAGGTAAGCGAGACATCAGTGCTCTCATGCGTGGAGAGTTCCGGCCGTACCGTCTTAGCAAACAGTTAAACAAATTCTTGGTGGACGAAGAGGATCGTCAAGGTTTAAGACGTGTCCTGCGCCGTGTTGACCGCTCTCGGATGAACAATTTGTACAAAGAACTGAGTGGTCGGTCTCTGGACGGGCCTTTAGGTGATATTTTCGACGAACAAAGCTCTTTACAAGACATTGAAAACACTGAAGAAAAACGGCCTCTCTCGTCGCCTGTAGCATCGAGTGCCGTACCTATGGACACCGCTACGGGACCAGAGGCATCATTTGACATGTCTAGTTTGTCCGATTTCTCCGTACCACAGCAGCCTGTTCAAACTGCTGACTTGCAACCAATCCAACCAGACGCTAGTCTCTTAGGCGATGACCCTGTGACTATCGCAAGGAATATGCAAATAGCACAAAGAACCAGGAGGGGTTAATGGACTGGTCAAAATATCCGAACTTTAGCGAGTCGGAGTTCGCATGTTCACATTGTGGCGAGTGCCACATGAACGAGTCTTTTATAGCCAAGCTTCAATCTCTTCGCTCTCACTACGGAAGAGGACTGACGGTATCTAGTGGATACCGTTGTCCCGATCACCCGATCGAAAAGAAGAAAGCAAAGCCCGGCACACACTCAAGTGGTCATGCCGCGGACATAAAGATATCACACGGCGCAGCCGTTGAACTCTTAACACTAGCTCTTCGCAGCGGAGCCTTCACAGGCATCGGCATACAGCAGAAGGGCAGTCACGGTTCCCGCTTTCTTCATCTTGATGATAAAGAGATGGGCCCGACACGCCCAACTATCTGGTCGTATTAGATGACACCATCTTCATTGGAGGTCCATACCGGAGACATCGGAGAAGCATTGTGCCTCTACCGTCTTCGGCAAATGAATGTTCCGTGTGAGGTCGTGCAACTCGGAACCACTGACATCATTGCTATGGTCGGTATAAAACCCGTTCGCATTCAGGTTAAGACATCTCGTACTGTATATGAGGGGGCTAGAGCAAAGAAGGATGGCGGTAAGAAATATCCTATACGAGCCACCTATCACTTCTCGGTAGCCAAGGGCAGCAAAACAAAAGTCGCCCTCACCGAAGCTGATTGCGATATACTAGCCCTTGTTGGTCTCGACCACGAGGGCGTTTTATTTTTACCAATGTCCGGGGTGCGACACCAAAAGACAAAGCGTGTACCGGCCGCTGATTATCTAGACCCGGAACTCGCAGCTTGTAGCTGGAACAAGGCTGTCAGAAAGCTGTACTAAGAGTTTTTCTTTTCGAAGAACATTGCCATTGTGAAGCGAAAGTCGGGGCAAGCTGTGCTCGGTGCGCGTAGCGAATGAGGTACACCCTCGTCCATCCAAAGCACCCGACCCGACTTAAACTCAATGGCTGTATCTACCGTCATGTCGTCATTAAAGATCATGGTCTCTCCCGCCCATTCGGGTAGCCACCGCACATTGGCGTAGTACACCATGCTTTCTTCTCGCTGATGCGTATGCGGGTAATACACGTTGCCCGGGTAAGACAGGTTAATTGTGGTCTTAGTAGGCCATCGTCCGTCAATTTTATCCAACAATTTTTGAGACGTAATATTCTCAAAAAACTCCAGCCTTCTTATGTCGTCATCGCTGTAGTGACTTGCCATGTTTCGAAACAAGCCGCTTATTTCTTCGGGGCGGTCAACCCAGCCCACGTTGAAGTTACTATGAAGCACAAAATCATACATGCGCTCTATTTCTCCGGCCGGTATTCCACCGTCAATTATCTCGTATCTCATTTGTTTTCCTCGTGTAACTGCGCTGTCGTGGGAGGATTTCTCCAACCATTAATTAAAAATGCGTGGCGTTCTCCCGACCAAATCCCTGAGACCCGGTGCCAGACACCTGGGTCTAGGACCACGCATCTATTGAATCGTGGGGCTATACGCTCTACCTCTGTCCGTGTTTCGTCCGCAGTTTGAATTTCTAGAAACCCACCCCACAAAGAGTGTTCTGTTGAATATAAAACGCAAGACCAATCCGCCGGAACAAACTTCCCGTTTAATCCCTTTTCTTCGTCCTTGTCGAAATGCCAGCTATTTACGTGTTCATGATGGCAAATATTGTACCAATACTCAAAACCACACATTCCTTCTGGTTGAAAGTAATCTACACAAAACTCAATCACATCGTGAGCAGGTTCACTTTTAGTGACACCGTCCCACCACCTTATGTTTTCAAAATGCTTCACATGATTAGTGAGGTGACTAGGTAAAAAATCGTCTAGCAAAATCATTGTTATTCAATTTCGCCCCAGTTGTCGCCTAACGCGAAGTCAATCTTAAATGGTACCAAAGCTGGTATGCATGTTTCCATGATTTCTTTAATTTTGTTTGCTTGACTTTCGCTCTCTATATTGAAGCACAGTTCATCATGCACTGTGAGTAGGGGAGTGAACCCCTCTTTGTAGCAGTCCACCATTGCACGTTTCATTTGGTCAGCACTCGACCCTTGTATCAACCGGTTGAGAGCCTTGTATGTGTAGGCACGTTTCAGCGATTCTTTCGGGCCGTGCTCACGTCGGGCATCTTCGAACGGCAGCGCACGATGCAGGCCATAACGCTTCGGCTCCCATTTATCAAAGCGGCATCGTCGGCCAAGCACTGTTCGAACAACCCCGTTGGTTTCTGCTGCTCGAGACACAGCATCAGCAAGTCCTTTGACAAACGGAACCTTGGAGTTGTAATCGCCCAGCAAGTCTTTGGCTTCGTTCTTTTCGATATCCAAAACACCAGCCAGCTTGTTGATGCCCATGCCGTACATGATGCCGAGGTTCACGGTCTTGGCATCCTTACGGGAGATGCCTGCCATGTCCGCCACCATCTGGTGAAAGTCTGCGTCATCTTCTTCGTACTTATCAATTACTTCTTGAATCATCGGGTGCTTCCTTGCGCCCGATAGCGACCCAGCGTAGTGCGCCAGCCATCGCGGTTCTTGTGACGCGTAGTCAAAGCTGCCCCATTTATTACCCTCATCGGGAACAAACAATCCTCGAATAGCTTTTTTAATCTGTGGGTCACGAGCCGGTATCTGCTGGAGATTAGGGTTGGAGGAAGAGAACCGGCCCGTTACCGTGCCGCCATCATCCGAGCGGAGGGGGTGAAACTCTGCGTGAATGCGACCCTTGTGAGAGAACTTGAAGATGTTCTCGATGAATGTCGTATTCGCTTTGTTGAACTCTCGCATACGTAATATAGACTGCGCGACAGGGTGCTCATGGGCTGCAAGAAATTGCTTCGTGAAACTCGGAGCTTCTTTTGCTGTTCGCGGATAGTCGAGGCCGAGCTTGTCGAACGCTTTAGCCAGAGAGGCTGCTGCCCAAGGCTCAACCTGAAACCCTACCGTCTCTTCGATTTTCTGGTGCAGCCTGTTCTCTTCGCTGTTTAGATAGTCACGAGCCTTCTGCGCTCCTTCGAGATCCACCTTCACACCGTTCCAACGCATGTCGAGCAGTAGAGGCGTTAGGTCAGTTTCCATTTCGAAGATCTGTGACACCTCATCTTTCACCAGTTCTGGCTTCAGCCTGTTCCACAAACGCAGTGTAATATCCGCGTCCTGTTCAGCGTACCGACCAACAAAGCGAGAGGGCAAACGCCACATCTCTGCCTTCGGGTCAAAGCCATAGTCCATGGCAGCGGCGCGAAGTGTCTTCTCACTTTTACCCTCGCCCAAATAATCAATCGTCAAAGAGTTTAGATTGTACCAGCGGCGGTTCTCGTCCAGCATCGCAGCCGCGGTCATTGTATCGTAAACCCTGCCGTTAACTTTGACACCTGCCCAGCGCAACCAGCCCAGATCGTATTGAGCATTGTGCATCACCTTCGGCACATCGGTCTCACAGACTTTCTTAACGAAAGCCATGACAGACTTCTCTGGCATGTTCCCACCACCCTCGTGGCGAATAGGGAAGTATCCGGTGAAGTCACCGTAGGCAATAGCAATCCCACAAATAAAGCCATCATTACGAGCCCAGCCTGGCCCCATGGTCATCAGGTTTGGATCAGAGGTCTCTAAGTCGATCGATATAATCTTGGCTTCTTCATAGCCTCGTGGGAACCCAGCAGGTGGTGACCAGTCTTGGTCGAGCGCACCGTAGGCAACGTCTTTGATATCACTGTCTTGTACGTCTTGGAGCTTTTGAAAAAAGCCTAGCTGTCCGGTCATACTTGGAATCTCCATCTTCCGCGACCTTCAATCAGGTGAAGGTTGTGCTTGGCACGTGTCATGCCCACATAAAAAGTTCGTATCTCACTGTCGGGGTCATTCATTGTCTGGCAGGCGCGAGACGTTTCGAGCATTAAAGCCACGTTGTCTGCTTCGCCGCCTTTTGCTTTGTGAATAGTGGACAGCTTAATACGAGGGTTTTCAGAGTCAAACTTCTCCCCTGCCCGAAGTACGGACTGGATATAGATGCGGTCATTATCTGGAATACGGAGAACGTCGAACCACTGCTTGGGTTCGCCGAACAAATCTTCTGTCTGTTCCATAAGCCGTTGGACATCCGACATGGAGACAACATCTTCATTGATCATGCTGTCTATGTGCTTGTCGCCCTGACGACGTATGCGCTTTTCAATATCCATAAAAGCCCACATGTTCTTAAACTCATCACGTCCCAGACTAGAGCCAGTCGTTAACCTTGTCCATCCCCTTGTTGCGTCTATGATTTTTTGGGATACGCTAAACCCGGAGCCTTGTCGGAAGAACAAAAGCCCCATCTCTTTCATGCGAGAGGCGACCTGATTAGCGATATAGTTAGTGCGGCACAGCACTAGCCACTGGCCTTGAGAGAGGTCAAGCTCATCTAAATTGAAGTGCCAATTGATCGTCCCTTTACGTTCGGTTGGCTCCCACTGCTTGTATACACGATCTGCTACACGACTAATCAAGCGGCCCGAAACTAGATGCACATCAAAAGGAACACGGTAACTTTGCTTCAATACCGTTGCGTTTTCGCAACGCCCTTTGAAATCTTCTGGGTCTACGCCCATCCACTCGTAGATGCACTGGTCGTCATCCCCGGCATACACTACTTCTCGCGTGTTCTTTGCCAGCTTATCAACCATCTCCCACTGCAAAGGAACCAAGTCTTGTGCTTCATCAACAATCAATAGGTCGAGGTCAGGGCAATCGCCGCGGTCAACGAACCCTTCGATCATGTCGGTAAAATCAATCTTACCTAATTCTTCTTTGTAGTCTTGAAGCCCTTTGTTGATTATCTCAAGCTGGCGGTAATCTAGGTTGGCATAGTTAGTTCTGGCGAACTGGCGATAAGGAGACACGCGTCTGACACGAGCCATGTTTATAATAGACAGGTACACATCTCCCGGCGCACCCATGCGAAAGAACTCTCCGTCGTTCATGCTCATACTTTTTGTAGAACGAAACTCTACGCCAAGTAGCTCCTCTAGCCGCTTGTAGTCAGAAGCTGCCAGGACATCTTTAGTGCTAAGTCTAAGCTGATGAAACGCCAACGAATGAAGCGTACGGAAGTATGGCATTGATTTTATTTCCAACCCCAACTCAGAAGCTGCACGAGTACGCGCTTCCTCCGCTGCCTTTTTGCTGAACGATACAAACGCGATACGCTCCGGTGCTACGCCCTCACGCAAGCGTTCCTTGACCAAGTTGATTAGTGTATACGTCTTGCCGGTGCCGGGTGGTCCAAGTATTGCTCTAGGCTCCATTATTCTTCCTCCGGTAGATCGAGAACAAAGATCGGAGTTGTTGTACCCACGTATGATCCGAGTACGTTGTAGTGAAAGTGCTCCCACGCTTCTTCTTCGGTCATCTCATCTTGATCGATGAACGTGTTAACCACGCGCACAGCGTCGTAAACATATACGTCTTCGAAACCGCAGCGAGATCCAATGCCGATAATTGCTTCGTCAAATTCTGAAGGTAATTTCATCATCAAAACGGTGTCTCCTCTCCACGTACATCGGGTTGCGGTATGTCAGGCTCCATGCCAAACTCTGGTATCGACCAGACACGAATAACTTTGGACTTGCCTTTAGTGTCGGCAAAGCGGCGAGACTCACTGGCACTCTTGCCGCTGTTCAGTTCCTTCAGCCGCTCCTGTATCTGACCACGAGTGTACGCACTAAAGTTCTTAGCGCGTAGGAACTCCATGAAGGAGTCGAGGCGGAAGTATGTGCGACCCTCTTCTGTCCATGGCTTGCCCAGCATAAGTTCCTCGGCAGACTGTGCTTGCACACGGCCGTTGCAAAAGCTTTCAAGCATGTCCACAAACTGGCCTTTGTAGGTCAACTCTTCCGGCACTTCGATCACAACCATCTGCTGCATCAAACCATTAACAGCCATCTCCCAGTCGCTCTTCTTAATTTCCGGGGGCATAAAGTTTAGTTGCTCCATGCAGGCACGTTGAAACCGTTGGAACATCTGTAGCTCTTCTGTGCTGACCTCAATACGTCCGCCGTTTACATCAACAAACCAGACACGCGGATCGGACTCGACAACCGAGAGACCCGTGACTTCTACAGAAGTGCCGCCGCCGATACCAAACTCACAACGCCGACACGCCGCCTTATCGCAATGATCTTTGAACGGTGACTGATTGCACATATAAAAATATTCTTTGCGGTCAATAGACTGCTGTATGGATACAACTTCCGACGCAGACAGCGGCGGATTGCAATATGATTGATTATCTTTTTCTAGCTGCTGCTGCCATCCTGTCGGATCTTGCTGCTTGCGATAGATAGCCATCTGCGTCATGGCGAGATTACGCTCACCGGAGCCGAAGGACTTCAAGGCAAGTATAAGCAGGCACGGCGGTGCTCCGGGCAGGTCGGTGGTGCTGTCAGCTAACTCTATGGATAAAAACTTATTGGGTGTTACGGCAATCTTTTCAGCTTTGTCGAGAAACTCTTCCAAAGAAAGCTCGTTACCCTTCGCGTCAAGCGCAGGACGAGTCGTAAGATCAGCATCAAAATACGGAAGGTTGATGAAGTTACCGACATCACCACGCTCAACAAGAAGCTGCTCTTGCTTCGGAAAGATTTCACTGCCGCCATGTCCCAGTATGGCTGCAACCTCTGATAGCTTGTCGCGCATATCCGCCGCAGAAACCCAACCTTTGATAAAGAAATATATGTGAGCTCCACCAGACTTACTACGGCAAACAATAGCAGGAAGCTTAAGAGAAGCACACTGCCGAGCAATAGCGTCGAGATCGAGTGGATAAACGTCCACATCAATAACGCCAAAACGACAATCGTTTCTTTCGGTGATAGGGATAGATCCGACACCCTGCTCTCCGTCCAAGTGTTTCTGTACTAAGGCCTCTGTAAGTGGCTCTCTAATTATACGCGATTTGGCCTCTTGTTTGCCACCGCGTCGAGAATCCGAAATTGTTGTCTGTCCATGCGCTGCACTGAAACCTTCAAATACAGCCATGAACCTTTTGGTAATGTCCATGTCACCCTCTTAAAAAATACGAGGTGTGCTCCCTCTTCCTCGAAGTAGCACACCCCGCACCACACTAGAACGGCAAGTCGTCAGACTCAATAGTCTTAGCTTCTGCCGTGTCTAAATCTGGATCTTGTGCTGCCTTAACTTCACCGGCGGTGACCATTCTAGCAAAGTCCTTCGCCTTCTCGTACAAGGAAGGGTCTTCCACATATCCAGCTTTGCCGACAATCTTCCATGACTGCCAGCTACCCATGTCATTAGATCGCTCATCCGTTGACATGTTCCATACGATGCCAAAGGACGGAACCTTGAAGGACTTGTCACCCTTCTTAATTTCCTGCATCGCAATCATTGTGTTCCATTGACGGGACACTTTAAGGTTCGAGGATTTCATATCCAAGATAGCGGTTTGCCAACTGCCGCTTGTCGGATCTTGGATCATGACGTAGTGCTGTGCGGACACAACAAGCTCGTTGCCGTTTGGCAGCATCTCTTTGTTGCCTTCACGTTTCGCATTCAACACGCCTGGATCGTTCGGTGACAGTTCGCCATGGAACCCGCCGCCTTCGTCGTATGGAGTAAACTCCAAGTACTTTTTAACGAAACCACACGCGATGATGTTCACACCATCTTCGGCCTTCCACACCTGGCGGGTGACGGTATTGAATATGTCACCTTGCTCGGCACCTTCAATAAACTTCTCGTTCTTCTTTTTCAGTTCCGGCGACACCGGCTGAAGAACACGCAAGAACGGGATTTGCAAATCATCCTGCGTAAAGTTTTCGGTACCTGCGCCAGCATCCTCTAGGAAGGTATCCAGCATTGCGGCTGGAAGCTGCGCTTCTGCTTTTTTAGTTACTGCTTTAGTTTCACTCATTTTAGTTTCTACTTTCGTTTGATTTTAGCTTCAGTTCCGACATAAGCCCCGAACATGTCGAGGTCTAATTCGGTTCCCGTACCCAGCTTGTCTTTAATCCAAGCTTTCAAAGTGGACGGGTGGACACTCTTTCGATTGTCCGGATCGAGACCCTGCCTCATGCAGTCGTCTACAAATGCACCGGCTTGGTTATCTTGTCCGCGGCCGAAGGAAACCTTGACCTCGTTCTTGATAATATCGTCCTCGCCAATGCTGCGGAGGAAGTTAAACGCTTCCTCCTTTCTAGCTTCGGGGATTGAGGCGTACACGAACTGGTTCAGTGAAACGGAGTTACCGTCCACATCGACACGATCCATGCCCATCTCTATCATCTCTGCTGGAATTAGTTCGCGGGTGATACGTTGAAATTCTTTCTTCGCATCTTTCGCCGCTTGCTCGTGCTGCTCTTGCAGGCTTTGCTGCTGTTGAGCTTCACGAATGAGATTGGATAGCTTTGATCCGCTCTCGGTAGTGACAGTGTCAAACGCTTCTGCGTCTGCTGCCATCTGATCGAATAGGCCATTACTCATTTGGCTTCCTTTCTACTCTCTACTTCTCCGCTTAGAGCCCGTCGGCTTTGATGTAGACAGTTCGTCCCAGCTAGTTGGGAGTTAGAGGGAGGGTTCCTATCGCTGGCGGTGATAAGTGATCTATCGATCGCACCGTTGACGAACCATCTACTATGTCCTATATAAATTGGGATAACTTAAACGTCAACCCCTAATTGGATCTATACAAATGTACGAATATAAGACTGAACCATACGACCATCAGCGTGATGCGTTCGAGACAAGTAAGGACACCCTAAACTACGCATACTTCATGGAGATGGGCTGCGGTAAATCCAAAGTCCTCATCGACAACATGGCGTACCTTTACGAGAACGGTGAGATCGACACCGCTGTTATCGTGGCACCGAAGGGCGTATACCGGAACTGGGTGCTGAAAGAAATACCCATTCATCTGCCAGAACGAATCGATCACCGAGTGTTTACTTGGAGGGCATCGCCAAACAAAGCGCAGAAGAAAGAGTTGGAAGAAGCTACCGTCATCGGTGGGCATGACGGGCTCCGCATCTTGGTTGTAAACGTAGAAGCATTCGCTACCGAAAAGGTCATGCGCTATCTTAGAACATTTCTAAAAGATAGCTACTTCCTCTTGGCGGTAGACGAAAGCACTACAATCAAAAATCCGAAGGCCAAACGCACCAAGCAGCTTACGGCCGTGGGCAAGGCGGCTACATACAAGCGCATTCTGACAGGGTCGCCTGTAACTAAATCACCCATGGATCTATATGCACAATGCACCTTTCTCAACCCAGACCTTTTGGGGTTCAGTAATTTCTACGCATACCAAAACCGTTACGCTGTAACACGTCGCCAACGAATGGGTGCTCACACCTTCGAGCAAATCATTGGCTACAGGAACATGCCAGAACTAGCGGACAAACTTCGCGGGTTCTCCAATCGTGTTCTAAAGAAAGACTGCTTAGACCTGCCTGATAAAACATACTCCGCACGACATGTGTCTTTGTCACCCGAACAGGCCAAGCACTACGTCACGCTCAAGAACTATGCGCTGGCTATATTGGATGAAGGGCAGGTCACTGCTCCACAAGTCATGACGCAACTGGTGCGACTTCAACAACTACTATGCGGCTACCTCGTGACCGACGACGATGAAGTAGTGGAGATACCCAACCGCCGCATGGACGCGCTGATGGACACGATTGAAGAGATGGACGGTAAGATAATTATCTGGTCACGTTTCCGAAACGACATAAAACGAATCACTGAAGCATTGAAGAAAAAGTACGGCGAGGACTCCGCAGGGTGCTACTTCGGCGACACGACAGACGACGAGCGCGAAAAGTTGGTTGAAAACTTTAGTGACCCGGAACACGAAACTCGGTTCTTCATTGGTAATCCGCAAACGGCCGGATACGGCCTGACGCTGGTCAGTGCCAGCAACGTTATCTACTACGCCAACGACTTCAACCTTGAAACACGGGTGCAGTCGGAAGACCGTTGTCACAGGATTGGTCAGACAAAAGCAGTGACGTATGTAGACCTCATTGCAGAAGGCACGGTGGACGAACATATTGTGAAGACACTAACAAAAAAGATTGATCTAGCTGGCGCAGCACTAGGCGAAGAAGTTAGAGAATGGTTGAAATTGTAGGGTGCAGGCCATCCTTTCAGTGGTGACCAGGGGGTTCACCAGAGACAATGCGATAATGGTGGGTAGGCTGTGTGCCCTATTGTAATGAACACACACTTACGCCGCTCAAGCCTTGGCTTGCAGGAATCGGTTCTTCCGAGGAAGTGTATAAGAAGGTAAATTATCGTAACCCCCAACTACATTGACCCAACCTCTCCCATGGAATAGTATGCCTGCAAGGGTTGTCACAAAGGTACGAACAATGAATACTGATAAATACAAAAGCGTGGCTGTTCCGATAGAAGTTTGGGAACAGGTGCAAAAATTAGCAAGAAAGAATGATCGCAGCGTAGCTCGTCAGATTTCATGGTTGATAAGGAAAGAAGATGAGCGAACTGGGGACGGACAAGAAAGAACAGCAGGCTGAAATAGCTGACCGTCTTGACCAAGCCATAGAAGAAATCTTTATGGAGTATGCGGACGTAAACGTACAAGAACAGTCCGCTCTCATGCTCAACCTAGCAATTAAAAACATTATGTTCGAAACAAACGCTCTCGTTGCAAGCGAAGTTGTGATGGGCAGTCTGCAATCTTGGATTGCTTTTGCTCGACACATGGCTGGCTTTAAAGACCCGGACATAGAGACTGGGGAAGAAGGTGAATACGATTTTCACCATCGATCTCAGTATGAAGTCCTCCTTATGTCCCACGAAGAAGACGCGGAGATAGATGACCGCCTCATAAATCTCGACGAACGAGACAAGAAACCAAACTAAAAATATGGTATAATCCTCGAACGAGTTAAGTACTCGCTAAAGGATAATGTAATGAGACGGCTTTTCTTTGTCTTGTTGCTTGTGTCCTCTCCAGTTCTAGCACAAAACGAACAGGTAGGCGATCTTAACACGAGCAACATGAACAGTACGGTAAGCAGTAACAACCCGTCAACATCGACCACCAATAACTACAACGGTGCTGGCGCAGCTTCTGACGTTACCCCGCCTCCAACGGCGGTATCGCCCAGCGCACCGTCGGGCGGCTCTGAGTCGTGTCTGATTGGGCGTGGTATGGGTGTGCAGGTAAACGTGCTTGGCCTATCTCTTGGCGGATATAAGCAGGACGCAGAATGCAACCGCCGCCGCGATGCTAAAGCCCTGAAAGAACAAGGCATGTCGATTGCTTCGGTAGCCCGGTTATGTCAGTCGCTGGAAACATGGAAGGCCATGTTCGACTCCGGCACCCCGTGTCCTATGGCGGTGAATGGCCGTCTTGTAGTGGGACGAGCGGCAACTGTTCTCATGAAAAGAGACCCAGCTACGTTCATCCCAGATTACAAAAAGCGCAAGGCGTGGTATGATAAGATATTGCAGATTGGTAAGGATGAAAGCAATGAAGAGAATAGCGATTCTGGTCTCAGCATTTCTGAGCGTTTCCGCAGCACACTCCGAAACGACGATTGATAACCTAGTTAACGCTAGTCGGACAATCGCCGCGAAGCTTGAGCAAGGCCGCCACGCGGTCTATGGCGCAGAACATTACGCCAGCGTCGGTGGTATCATCGACTACAACGCTGTGGACGATGAGCAGTATATCATCAACTCCGGTGACATCGACGCGTATAACGACGCGCTCAACGGTGTCCGCAACGCTTTATATTTCACCACGCAAATGAAACTCGAAGAAAAGTACGAAGAATCGATGGTCAAAGTTTCTGAAGCTGTAGACAATTTTGTTGTCGCGAGTGTTCAACTCAGCATGGTTGAGGAGGTCGCCGAGGTGGCCGAAGTCGCGCAAGAAACAAACAACGTTGAGGATCAAATCGCAGTCCAAGAGTTCGTCGAAGTAAACGACGTTGAAATCAAGCAAGAGACTGTGGTCGAATATAACCAGTCGCTAGAAGAGATCGCGGTCAACGCCCGTGACGCTGGTGCTTTCTTGGCTGCGTCTAAGAACGAACAGTTGACCAGCCTCTCTGACCAACACGCCCAAGACTATGGAAACTCTATGGCTGAAGCCTCTATGTCTTATTCTGCTACTAGCGACGTACTTAGCATCGAGTGGGCTACCAACATTGGCAGCATCTCTTTTCATGACTTCCTGCAAGGCGACTACGTATCGGCCGCGGAAGTATTAGGTGAAGGCGAAGCAATCTATGCCGACCAACAAGCCTACATGTACCAATGAGCCTAGAGGATACCGAACTAACAATCGGCGGCACGAAGCTGCGCGGGGTGTGGATTGCAATCGTCTTGTCTATAGGCACCACCCTAGCTGGCGGTATATGGGCAGTCGCGGAGTTTTACGGACGGATCGAATCAGTGGAGGCCGCAGTCGCTGGGAACGGTGACACCGCTCAGAAACTCGTAGTGCTCGGCACCAATCTCGAAACCATTATGGAAAACCAAAAGCAGTTGCTAGATCTGCGTGATCGAATTGCAGAGGTAGAGAAGACGACAGTGGAGAATGACCTGCTGGTCAAACAATTCAAAGAAAAAGTAGACGGGATCAGCGGCCGCTTCAAGAAAATCAACCGTGAGATTGATGATATTTGGAAGGGGCTAGACGCTCTGTCCAACCCCCTCCAGTAATTATTCGGGATACTGGCAGCAGCGGAAACCGCCGGGGCACTCGCTGCAAAGCGTACCCCTCTTGGCGACTTCCTCATTGCTGTCTGGGTCTTGCTTCTTGGATCTCGGAACTCGGTGCTCTTTTTGCACAGTCCATGGCGACCAAGCGTGTTGCCTTGGGTCTTCCTTCATTCTCTGAAAACCACGTAACCAAGAATACAAACCACGATTATACCGCATGTTATAACACCACCGTCAAAGCTACGCGGAGATGGTAAAGGGCGGCTCGGCTTCTGGGTCGATAGTACTGTGATCGCCCACACCTTGTACCCCAGGCTCTGAACTTCCATTTCCTGGATACGCTCCGGCCGGTCGAACCACCGTCTCAATATGGCCTTCTGGAGTTTCGAGAACACGAACCTTGTTACCTCTCGGCGTAATTATCCAAACTGATCTCCATCCTAGCTCATATTCGTTACCAGTTAAATGGGTCAAAGGGTCTGCCGCCTCGCTGATCAGGGGCGTACTGTATTGTTCATCACTCATTTTATAGCTCCATTGAATAGGTTGCGCCGTTCTTCAACCAGTAATCTACGGCTGTTCTGACAAGCTCACCCTTACCGATATGCTTGCCCGACTTGGCTGTGAACTCTTTGCTCAACTCTGACACTTGTTCATACGTTGAAGGTTCGAAGTCCACCGCCATTGTTTTGCGCCCTTTTGTAAACTTGGGCTTGCGACCACGCGTTTCTGTTCGTGTTTCTCGGATCTTGCGACCCTGATAATCGTGGTAGCTTTCTCTATTCGTCATTAGTCTCTCCTGTTTCGAAAAATCTTGTCTCTGCCAAGATGCGAATTGCATCTCGTGCCATGTTAAGCAGTGCTCTGCTGCTCACTTTTTGTAGATGCAGCTTGCCGCTACCGTCCGATATACAAAGTTCCGCCGGATGCGTGTCCTCATCTTCTCCGCTCATGTTGGTGCGAAGAAACGTCAGTTGTTTATAGTTATGCTGGGTCATCGTCATCCAATTCTAGGTCAGTGAAGTCTAGCAAGAAGCTATCGACCATTGCCTTTTGTAGATCTTTAATCATTTCATCCGGCATTCCGTCCTCGACAGATTGGCCTGAAGCTGTTGCGATATCGCTCGTAAACATCTGAGCGTGTTGATAATCCAAGAACGCGGCCGACAATCGGCAGTGCATTATGTCGGACTTGTCCTCTTTTTCCGGATACCAAACCCCTATCGTGCCCCACCATGTTGCCTTCTCGTTCGATGTAACTGGCACCATCTGACTATCTAGCCCGGCTACATACAGGACATGCGCTGATGTCAACGGGGCAGTGTTTACGTCGAACTTCTTCGGCTTCTCTGGGAAGTCTACTACGCTACCCATTATTCCAAGTCCCCCGGTTCCGGAAACATGTTGTCGGTGCCGTTGCTGTCTTTGTCGCCTGTCCACGGTTCTTGGAACTTGAGACTATAATAAGTTTTGCCAGCCTTCGACGTGTTGCGCCAACCAGCGATTTCATAAGTTTTACCATCTACCGTACATTCTCCTTTGATGTTTGGTGCTTTCGGATTGTCGGTGTTGTTATTGAACAAGACACCTTTCATGTTGTCGTCAAAATCTTGGCTCATAAAGTTCTCCATTCTCTAGTTTAGTTTTAAGTCTTCTGTATTCCTGCCATAGACCCCCAGCTTTCGGGTCGTTGTTCCAGTCGGCAGCTATCGCTTTCTCGTATGCCTCTTCAACCATCGGCTGGAGCGGCGACAGGTTGTCATTAACCACCATCATTGTTCCCACCTATAAAAAATATGACTGTCAATTTTTACTATAAAAGTCTTCTCGTGTCTCCACTTAGGGCTGACATAATCTGCATGGTAATGCGTAGCCCCGTCCAAGAAGCCGCCAACCCAGCCGTTCATGACCGTGATGGCGTTCTCTTGCGACTCCCGAAAAGCCCTTTTATTCAACGGCTTATCGGGATCACCATCACAGTACCAGCTAAACTGACACCGGTGCCGCTTCGTGCCGCCCTGATGAATAACATCACAGACTTCGTTCGGGAACCTCGGATCTTTCATGCGGTTCATAACCACTTGCCCTACTGCGAGTTGCCCTATCGTGCTCTCGTTTCTTGCTTCGTGGTAGATGTTCATAGCCATACACATGAGTGCTTCGCCTATCATCCCTTGCCACCCATACACGCTAGGTGCTGGCGACCCTCCCATTGCTGGCAATCCTTATGCGAACCAGAGTTCGGCACAAAGCAAGTCGCTAAAATAGAGCACAAGAAAACCACAACCATTAAGACATAGATTTTGCTTTCGTCATCGCTCATTGATCTTCCTCCCATCTCGTTTCAGTCATCACGAAACCCGAACCTTTGCACTCGCCACAGACATCGATGTCTTGCGCCTCGTTGCAATCGAACCCGAAGCCGCCGCACCAGTCACACCGCACATGATTGCGGACAAGATTATTCTTGCCGTTCTCATAACGGATCTTGAAACTTGCGACTTGGGGGTCGGTGAAAATTTCTTTTGCGTCAGTCATTGGTCGGCTCCGATTTCTTGAGGGCATTGTCCGCCGCCCTCAACATGGTCATCTGGTAGTTACACTGATCGAACATGTGAGAGGCAATCACAACCATCGCCCGGTTTGGCACAGTGAGCCACCGCTTTGCGAACTCTTTCACTTCTTGCAGTTCGGCTTCATCGTAGCCGCGCAACTCTACTTTCATATCCTCCAGTAGGTTGAAGACAGTTCGCATCTGCCCCTCAACAAACACCTTCGGACTCTCTTTCTCAAAATAAAACGACATCAAAATCTCTCCTCATAGTAAGTGTCATGGTCATGCGTCTCCTTAGTCACAATGTATCCAATAACGTTGATAAAATGATGGGGCGGGGCGTATAGCCATGTGTCTGGATCATTTGTCTCTAGGATAGACCAGACATGCGACTCATCCACATCCCAATGCTCCATGGCTAGGGAGACTTTTTGGAAAAAGTCCCCCTCGTCATCTCGTAGTTCCTCGAACGGGAACTCGGTATTGTCGTGATAAGTAACCATGATCAACAAATCCCGACCTGATAGTCATCATTGAAGTGATCATCAAGTTTGTCGATCCACTCCTGCGGCATCCACTCGTCTGGCTCATCGTAGCCATGCGTGAAGTCGGTATCCTGCGGGATCAGGTTGACCTTCTTGCCTTTCTTGTCTGTCTTCTTGCAGACCTCCATGATCATGTAGTTGTGACAGCCCCACGTTTCGCAGTAGATGTTGAGCCCAAACTCTTCGCTCATAAAACTGGAAACCAGATCTGTCCCGTTCCAGCCATCGCCATCATCGAAACCAAACTTGCTGAACGCCTCGCGCCAGTCCCAGTATACTGTTTTATATGCCATGCTCTCCTCCTACCAACTGGCCTGATAGAAGACTTCGCGCCACTCTTTGTCGAAGTCCTCTTCTTCTAACCACAGCAATGCCCTGCGAATTGCCAGAATGTCTTCGGGTATGCGCTCACGGCACATGGCCTTCCACTCCTCGTCATTCGTGCCAAAGAAAAATCCTTCGGTGGCATCCAAATAATTCGGGTTCTCCGCCCACGCTTCCAGCGTCTTGGCAAGTTCTTCCAACCTCTCGCAATCCATGTGGATTTCTTCGCAGTTGTCTTCACCATCGTCGGTAAAGTTCTCGACGATGAAGCCATGAACCCAGTGGTTCTTGCGCCAGTAGAGAACATCTGCTGTCATGTGCGAAATCTCGAACACGTCATCCATCTTCTCTTTCGGCAAAGCGCGAAACTCGTCGCCCGTGCCTTTGTATTGTGTGCGGATAAACTTCCGCGCCTGTAAGTACATATCAAGTCCCATAATAATCTCCTATTGGTCTACTGTTTCAATTATGTCGAGGCGGAGGCGATGCGGTAGATAATTAAAGTTCGCCACATCCACGACCACCTCGGCTAGTTCCGCGTATGATTGGGCGAGATCCCCGCCCGACCACATATCAACGTCGCCCGTGCAGATCTCGCGCTCATCGTTCATGCGCTCCATGATCATGCCGCCTTGCGACTTGGCGTAAGCCTCAAAACCCTCGATCAGATGCGGATACATCTCATCCCTGTCGAGGTATGCAATCGGGGAGATCTTGTCCCCGATGCACAAATACACTGTCAATTCACCTCTCATGACGTTTGCTCCTCTAAATCGTTTAGCTGGAAATCCTTCGCCGCGTCCCACCCAATGGCTTCTTGCAACTGTTCTTCGGCTGCGTCATAGGCATCATCCTCGCTTTCAGCTTCGACAACATATTCATACTCAAGTGTTTCAACGGGTATGAAGCTGACGCGATACGTCTTGCGATGGTGACCATCCTCATAATGAAATTCGTGAATGTCCTCTGCGTCCATCATGACATCAACTCCTCGAGCAGTTCCTTCAGTTCTTCATCGCTGCTGTAGCTGCGGATCTCGAAACTCGGATCTTGCGACTCGGTGCTGTCGGGCATGAACTCGATCATGAACTCAACCTGTTCCAATGTCCGAGTCGGGGCGCAGTCATCGCCATCGTCTGTCGTGCCGACATACAATGCTTTGCCTGCCAGCGGCTGCGGCACACCATCGACCTTGAAGAACCGCTGATCGTCGGCATACAAGCCTTCGTCATCGACATAGATCACGTCACTGGTATCGCGAAACCGAACCGCGTCAATCAAGCGGCAGTCCATCAGGCGATAAATGTCCTTCAAGCCAATGCGCCGATCGATACTCGTCTCGGTCACAGTCTTGGCAAACGGGTCAATCAAATAAACTTGCGTAGCCATTATGCGCTCTCCTCAAACTGAAAAATATACTCGCGAATTTCGAGGGCAGCGTCTTCCCAGATGCCGTTCAAAACATCGCAAAAGTCATTGGCAATATTGTCCATCGAAACATTGCCCTCGCCACCCATAAACTGGATAAGCATATCTGGCGTGATGTCGCGGTGACTGCCCGTTGGGTTTTTGTGTTCAATAGCCATTTTAATAAGTCTCCTCAAAAGAATTGTAGCACTCGATCCGCTGCAAGATATCGTCACCATCTAAGTTGTGGAGGGTCTCTTGGATCTTGTAGCGAAAGTCTGCGGGTGATAGTTCACCTTCCCAATCGAATGGCATACCCGAAAAAGAAAAGTTGATGGTGAAGTCATGCGTCCAAGTTTCTTTGTCCGCGCCATCAGTATCAATGATCTCGATGGTGTAAACGACACGCTCAAACTCGTTCGTTAAATCAGCACCCTCGTGCCGCGGAACTCGGATCTTGGTGCGGTTGGTCAGGATCAATTCCTGAAACGCATCCTGCAAGTCTTCCTGTTCACAGTTTTCAAATACCTTATTGTTACGCATAAGATGCTCGACCATAAAAGCGCGATAGCAGTGCGCTTTGGTTTTGTATTCATGGGTGATAGTAGCTACCCCATTACTTAGTTTCATTTCAAACGACATAGATAAACTCCTGTAATCTGTTATAATCGTGTGTCCCAAACCACATGGGATACCCTTAATTATTAGCATAAAACTGTCAGGGAAAAAAGCACTAAAATGACCGCTGTAACAGTAGTAATCTCCCACGAAAAAAGTTTTTCAAAAACTTCGCAGAATATAGGTGTTACAAGTGTTACACTGTTACAGCATCACAAAAAGCTAGGTTTTATGCGCCTTACAGAGGGTCTAGCTGTAACACTTCTGTTACGTTGTAACACTTCAAACGCATATTTTGACCTTTTTTAACGTTGTCGGGACTTATGATTTTTGATTTTTTAATGTATATATCTCATGAGAAAAGCCTATTGGAGCGGAAACTTGACTGAAAAAACAGAGAAAACTGACAGCAAAACAGCCATCGAAACAGCCGAACCGACCCGCCGATTGACCAATCGCCAAAAGGAATTTGCAAGGCACTACATTGAGGGGCGTTATTCAAATGCCGAGTGTGCGCGAAAGGCTGGCTATGCCGAGGACAGTGCCAATGTCCAAGCCTCAAAACTTTTGAACGGGCGAGACTTCCCGCTGGTGGTCGAGTACATCGCGGAAGAACGCGAGGCGCGGGAGCGCAAGTATGGGGTGACGCTAATCAATCAGCTTAAACGCTTCGACGAATTATCCCACAACGCGGAAGAGGCGGGACAGTTTTCCGCTGCAATCAACGCGGAGAAAATCCGCTCGTCACTTGGTGGCCTGACAATCGACAGGCGCGAGACAACCAACGTGCATAAGTATGATGAACTCAGCCGCGAAGAAATCACGGCGAGGCTGGCAAAGCTGCAAGACAAATATCCCGCGGCATTTATCGAGGGCGAATATAGCGAGGCGACTGATGTCGAAACCAGAACAAAACCTGTGGAAGCGATTGAGGCAGAACTTACCACCGAAGACGCACGCGACGAGGATTGAAAACCGCGCAGGGTCGGGCGTGCCTGATGTGCATCTGGTGCATGACGGGGTCGCCGTTTGGGTTGAGTTAAAAATAGCAAAAGCTAACGCGGTAAACATAAGACCATCCCAAATTGCGTGGAATATGGCTTATTCTGCGGCTGGCGGTATTAGTTTTATCCTAGTATCACGCCCCTCGAAGGGCGATCTATTTTTATTTGAGGGTGGAAAATCGTTGCATCTTGCGGCTTGCGGGTTGAGTGACCCTGAATGTAGCCCCGTGTTTCACGGCACGAGCCTTGCGGCTTGCGTGTCTTGCATCTTGCGGCTTGCGGATAGCGAATAGTAGCGCGAAACGCCAAACCCCGCCACCTTTTTAGGGGTGACGGGGCCGGGAGTTATGCCTCGTATTTATGGCAATCGGGACAAAAGCCCGTTTCGATATCGTGTTCATTGTCTAATGGTTCGCCGCATGTATCGCAATACGGGATCGGCTCAAAGTTTTCATCTTCTGTCATGGTGTTCCTCCTAAGTTATACCGCGTATTTCTTGCCTGGTCCGTGCGCCGTGATTGCTATGGACTTACCAGCGGATGAAGTGCCTTTGCACAATCCGCAAGCGGCGCATTGAATGCCTTTTGTATCGGCGGGGCATGGGATCTCTTTCCCGCCCACTAGATCCGAGTAGCTTTTAACGATCCGAAAAGTCCGCTTGCCTTGAGCCCAAGCTTCACGTGCCTCGGCTTCTGTGTCCGCGCTAATCATGCACAAGTCGGGCCGGATATCGATCAGCCCATTTTGATGAGTGTAGCCCGTCCAGCCCTTTGCCCAAATCAAGAGCCGTTTCCAAACTGCATAGGGCACGGCCGCGGGGTCGCCATAGGTGCCGAGCCTTACCATGCGGCCCTCGCCTATCTCGGCGGCGCGGTGTGTTGCCATTGGATAAACGCCCCGCTGGTACGCTTCCCAAACTACGCGTACACCTTGCCCGAGATTCACATAGCATGACCGCTCTTTCGCTAGGCCTTGCGTCGCGTCGGGATCGGCCTTGCCGCGGTGTTTACAATTGCCACAAATTGAGAAGTCTCCGCCCGTGCGGTTGTTCTCAATTGGTGACTTGCCGTTGTCGGCTAAGATGTACGTTTGCACCATGCCGCCCGTTTTGGTGTTGCGATCCGAATAGGTCGCGATCACCACAATGGGGCTATTGTCTATAAGGCTTGGCCCTTTGTATATAATTGCTTTGTCCATGTCATAAACTCCCGTTAATAATTGACAGTAAAAAGATTAGCCTTTTTATGTTCTAGATGCAAGCCCCGAGTTTCGCGAATCTTGCGGCTTGCTGGTTGCGTATCCTTGCGGGTTGCGTGTTTGTATAGATCGCGCCGCATGGAAAAAGACCAGGCTTGCGCCTGGTCTCCGTGTCTCAATTTTCCATGATGTCCCCCTATAGATGCGTTAGGCACTGGTCGCAGAATGGCGAGTCAGTGAATTGCGGGGCGCGGCACTTGAAACAAAGGTCGATGGTCTCCCCCTCCTTTGTGTAAGCGACATCTACTTCATCGCCTTCGCCCCATGTGGTGTGGTATGCATCGCCCTCTTCGTAGTCGATTGCATACATTGCTGGCGTGTAGCCAGCGGTGAACCAGCATTTATCGGAGCAGGCATATTGCCCGTCCATCTCTGCGACATAGCCTTCATTCATGCCCTTGCCGCAGGTGCTGCACTTACGATAGAAAACCTTAATCGTCATAAGCCATAATCCCGTCTTTATACATCAGCACCAAGAACAAGGCACCGATTGCCATGCATAGAACACCAAGCCACAAGCTGCCCATGATGGTGAAGGCCGCAGCCATGTGCCATGTGAACAACGCGCCGAGAAAATAAAAGATGGTAAATAATCCGTTTGTCATGTCTAACTCCCGTTAATTGATTGACAATAAATAATAGCAAGGGCGCGGCCAGATGTCCAGCCGCGCCCACTCCTTTATGCTTCTAGTTTGTGCTTCATGGCCTTTTCATAGCCTCCCTTGAACAGCTTGGCCATGCGACTGACAAACTGGCCCCGGGTCTCTCGCGTCGCATTGGTATAGAGCCCAATGTTTGCGTGAATGACCTCGACCTTCGATAGCCAGCTTTCGCCTTCGCGCCACTCCCAGCCAAGATGTTTGTCTTTCTCAGTCCAAAACTTAGCCGACTCTTTAGTATGCCAGCCCATCTTGCCTCTCAGTGCCTCATACATTGTGATGCGAAAGAAAAACTCGAGATAGTTTTCCTCCGTGATTTTCGGCATACCGACGGCCATCGTTGCCCAAACAAGCTTATCGGTTGCCGGATGCATGAATTCTAGGCCTGCGGCGCGTTGCTCATCGCTGCAATCATGCTTGTCCGGCCACGTCTCCGTGCTTTTTCTCCAACACACTTCGTCTCTTACGTCTGCTAAATTCCAATTCAATGACATGATATTCTCCTTATCCTAAAAGTTTGACGACTTGCTGAGTGCCAGCGTCAACATGATATGCGGCGCGGTCGCGCAGCGTGATAGTCCAAAGCCCTTCACGCGAACCGCGGTCTAAGACTTCAGCGCGCAGCGCGGCAAACTCTTTGTCTGCCTTTGCCTTTGCTTCTTTAGCAGCGGCGAACCGCTTGCGTAGTGTTTGGTCTTTGATGTTCATAGCAATAACTCCTTGTTGCTGGTTAATGTCTATGACATTAAACTGACAAGAAATAGATGTCAATAGCTTGACAGAAAATAAATAATCTTTTTTGCCGCCGCCGCCGGGGTAACTTGGTTCGGGGTCGGATTATCTAGAACGATTCTAAAGACCCCCCACCCCCATATAACAGGGGTGTTGCGTATTGTAGGTGTGCTGTAATACTTAGATTGATAAATTCATTGGAAGATAATATCATTCGGGCATGAGCCGAGCATTAGACGCTATTCCCCAGGAAGACCTGCTAGAGATTCTTGCCCTGCAAGAACAGCAAGAAGTCCTGCATCGCCGCGGTGAAGCGAAAGAGAAGTTTATGGCTTTCGCTCACCACGTGTATGATAATTTCATTGAGGGGAACCACCACCGTGTGATTTCCGAAAAGCTTGAAAAAGTTGCCCGGGGGGAACTAAAACGCCTGATCGTAAACATGCCACCCCGGCACTCTAAAAGTGAACTAGCATCATACTTAATGCCTGCCTGGTTTTTAGGCAGAAACCCAAAACTGAAAATAATTCAGGCAACGATGAACACCGAACTAGCTACCCGCTTCGGCCGTAAGGTTCGTGACCTTGTTGATGACCCGCTATACAAAGAGATCTTCCCTGATACCAGGCTCAAGGCTGACAGTCAGGCCGCTGGTCGCTGGGAGACTGAGCAGAAAGGCGAGTACTTTGCTGCTGGTGTTGGCGCGGCAATGACTGGTCGTGGCGCGGACTTGCTGATCATCGATGATCCGCACTCGGAACAAGATGCTTTGTCGTCTACCGCGTATGACAATACGTACGAATGGTATACCTCGGGTCCCCGGCAACGTCTCCAGCCAGGGGGAACCATCATTATCGTGCAAACCCGCTGGTCGAAAAAAGACCTGACCGGCCGGTTACTGAACGAGCAGTCAAAAGACACCATGGCGGATCAATGGGAGGTGGTAGAATTTCCTGCGATACTTCCGTCCGGGTCCCCATTGTGGCCTGAGTTTTGGAAAAAGGAAGAACTGCTGGGGGTGAAGTCGTCATTGTCACCCACCAAGTGGAACGCGCAGTGGCAACAAGATCCGACATCCGAGGAAGTAGCCATGATCAAGCGCGATTGGTGGCGCACATGGGAAAAGGAAAAGGTACCGAGGCTCAAGTATGTATTACAATCTTACGACACCGCGTTTTCAAAAAAGGAAACAGCGGACTACACGGCTATCACGACATGGGGCGTGTTTGACCCAGAAGAGGACGGCGTTGACCACATCATTTTGCTCGACGCGAAAAAAGACCGATACAATTTCCCGGAGCTTAAAGAAGTTGCCACCGAGGAATATGAATACTGGGAGCCGGACATGGTTCTTATCGAAGCCAAGGCGAGTGGTACACCTCTTGCTGACGAGCTCATGCGGATTAACATCCCGGTCAATACGTTTGCTCCCGGCCGAAGACGGGGAGGTGGTGGCGTTGATAAGACCACCCGGATGCACATGGTCTCTCCTATATTTGAAGCGGGGCGGGTCTGGGTTCCTGATACCAAGTTCGCTGAAGAGGTTATAGAAGAGGTTGCATCATTTCCTAATGGCGAACATGATGACTTTTGTGATAGTATGACCATGGCTTTAATTCGTTTTCGCCAGGGTGGGCTTGTGTCTCTCGAAGAAGACGAAGAGGATGATTACGAACCCCGGCGGCGCAGGAATTATTATTGATGGTAGACGGTGTACAAAAACGCAGGCAGTCCCGCCTCCCCAAAGAAGACCCGAGAACCCTGTCGCAAGTAGGTGGTGACATCCAGCAGGGTCTAGGCACCGTGTTACGCGGTGCTATGTCTGCTGGTGAGTTTGTTGTTGAGAATCCTCGCTTGGTCGGTGAAACATTGGCGCGTGGTGCGAGCTACGCGGTACCCGGATCTTCTACGGCTGAGTTTGTTGGCATGGCTCCTGAGTTGACGAGCAATGAGCTTGCGCCGGGTGTCATGGAGCTCCTTAGAGAAGGCAAGTATGGTGAGGCTTCTTCGTTAGCTGCGTTTCTTGGTTTGGACCTTGCTCAGTTGTCGGGTTTCGGTACTGTTCCTGCGACCTTGATAAAGGGTGGCCGTGGTCTTGCCAAAGGTATTGGTGAGCTTGCGGACATTGCCGAGCAGCAGCGTCTTTTGAGTATTGAGTCTGGTGGCCCTCCGATTGGTGGCGGTGATATTCCTCGTTCAAGTGTCCCTACACGCAAAGAGATTGCTGACATTGGCGTGTCGATGGGTGAGGCTAAGAAGGCTGGCAATGAAGAGCTTTTTCAAGCTCTGAAGGCACAGCAGGCTAAGATGAAGGCTCGTTTTGACGAGGCTAATCCGAAGCAGGAAAAAGTTAAGCTCCCGACCACAAGTCCTAAATCCTTGATCCGGGTTACTGATAACGAGTATGACCCTTCTGCTGGTTCGATCCCGGGCTCGGGGTTTGAGGTACGGTCTAATGTTCGCAACGGCATTGAGACTGTTAATTTGGACAATGGCACGGGTTCTCAGTTTTTGTCGGCTCTTCAAGATCGCGGTGTTACGAAAGATGAATTACGTAACTCGGGACTTGGTTCTTTCTTGCAGCAGAACAAGGACCGTATAATCACTCGTCAGGATGTTCTGGAAGATTACAGTCTGTATGCTCCGCGAATAGACATAAAAGAAGTTCCCACTAGATATGAAACTTTGCAGCGTATTGCTGAAGATGATTCAGAGAACTACCGTGAAGTTATTTTCCGGAACCTGAACGAGCGTACAGGTTTTAACGACGATGTTGCTGATAGCAGTAAGAATAACTTACAGCTTCACTATAAAAGCGATAATGCAAAGGGTCAGTTAGGCCATGCGCGTTTGGCTGATATTGACGGTTCTTCCATTGGTCAGCCGGGCGGTAAGTATGAGCTTCTCAATGAGTATCAAGACGATTTCAGCAAAGGTCGTCAGATTATGGATCGGGCTGACCCTAAAGTTCTTTCTAAACAGGCAGAAAAGCTTCAGAATATTTCAGTTCCTTTTGCGAAAGGTGCTTTGCTTCAGGCTGACCGAAGACTGGCTTTGATTGACGAGGTGATAGAAGAGCTCGATCGCGTCGGAGCAGATCAGAAGTTTATTGGAGGTTATGGTAGTGTCAGAAACTCTTTAGGGAACACGCGAGACGAGATTCTTCGGCAGCGGAACTCTGTTAAGGAGCAGATACAGGATCCGTCAAAAGATTTTGTAGGCACACCAGAAGACCCAGAAGCAGGTTTATTCAGAGCAGATGTGCTGGACTCAAGAGTCAATGGCTCCAACCAAGTCTTGAGAGACATACCACTGAGTAAGTCTATTGAGGATGCTGGTTTTAACAAAGATCTTATGAAGCGTATATCACAGGCGACTTCCGATTCTATTGATGTTGTGGACAAGGACTACGGGCTGCTGCGCCAAAACTACAAATCCGCCTATTCTCGATGGGAGCAGACAGCGAACGCGTTATTGACCACCGGCAAAAACCGTGTCGAGCTTACTCCCGATAACGTACGAAAATTAAGCAGTCCTAAAAACGTCGCTGCCCGTGCGGAGTTTGATAAGGCTGACGCTGCTGTTAGAGAAGCGGAACTTAATAAGGATCTTGGTAATCTTGAGGGGAAACGGTATCTTGAGGATCGACAGGAAACCCATAAAAAAGACATCGAGTTTGCTGACCGGAAATTGGTAGAGCTCCCCGCTGAAATAGCGAAGTATAAAGAACAGATAAAAGAAGCGGAAAGATTAGGCGGACCCACTGCCCAGCTAAGAAGTCTTTTAACGATTACTGAGGACGCACTTAAAACTAATCGAACGAAACTTAAAAACGCAAAAGAACAATTTGCTAAGAACGAGACGGTTCTAAGGGACTATGACGCTAAAACAAAGGCTGCGAGAGAGATCCTCGAGACGCGGCAGTCTGAGCGAGGTGTTGTTCGAGATAGACTTAGAAGCGAGGGAGCCGATCTTGTTATAAGGGCGATGGAGTCTGGAACTATACCGGGCCGCGTTGGAAGTTCTAAAGAGCAGCATCGTTTGATTCTTGAGACACTAATAGAGCAAAGTATCAACAATCCTCGTTTGTCTGGTTTTGTTGTTCCTTCTCCTAGAGCGATTGATACTCAACGTGGAGAAGGGGAGGAAGCTTTCCAGTTTTTGTATGGAGACTTAGTTTCTTCTGTCGCTGAAAAAATGAAGAAACGGTATCCGGGTCTCGAGGTTATTAAGCGCAACACTGGTGGGAGTGACGACCTGTCCGATGCGCTTGTTATCAAGTTTCCGAAAGATCGCCAAGCAACAGAACCACTTGTCCACCGTTATGCCCAAGGTGGCCTTGTCATGAAAGGCATTGGATCAATGGGCAAAGAGGTGTTATAAGTAGTTATGTCACAAACAGGAAATCCTTTTGGTGGTCAGATTGAAGAAGCGATGGGTGCCGGTGGCCCCGCGTTAGATCCCTCTACCGAAACTGCAATTGAGATCGAGGGCCAAGTTCCGGGTCTCACGGACGAAGTACTGGAGGATATGATTCTCCAGATGAATGAAGACGGCTCTGCGGATTTCTTAGACGCAGACCCGACTGAGGTTTTGACGGAAGAAGAATATAGTCACACGGCAAACCTCTCTGAAATTCTTGACGACGGTATCCTGGGATCACTGTCCTCGGATCTCGGAGCTTCATTCGACGACGATATGGAATCTCGCAGCGAGTGGGAAGAAGCCTTAACAAAGGGTCTCGGCCTACTGGGTATCAACTACGAAGAGCGTGACGAGCCGTTTGCCGGGGCTACTGGAGTTACGCACCCCCTCATTTCGGAGTCGGTGACCCAGTTCCAAGCACAGGCATACAAGGAAATGTTGCCACCGGGTGGTCCTGTCCGCACGGTATGCGTGGGCGATGAGGCTCCTGAAGTTGTTCAACAAGCAAATCGCGTTGAACAGTTTATGAACTACCAGATCACGGAAGTGATGGAAGAGTATGATCCGGACATGGATCAGATGTTGTTCCATCTGCCGTTGAGTGGTTCGACCTTTAAGAAAGTTTATTTCGACTTGGCGCGTCAACGTGCGGTGTCCAAGTTTGTACCGGCCGAGGATGTGGTTGTTCCGTACTACGCCACAGACATTCGTACGGCTGAACGTATCACACATGTCATGAAGATGTCTGAGAACGACATTGTTAAGATGCAGTTGGCTACCGTTTATCGTGACGTGGATCTTGGATCTTCGGGCATGGACGATGACGGAGACTTGCAGGACAAGAAAGATCAACTGCAAGGCGTACGCCCATCCGCGATGGGTGATGATGTTTACACAATCCTAGAGATACAAACCTATTTGGATTTGGAAGGCTTTGAGGACACGGATGCTGATGGCG